CCAGAACGCAGTTCGCCAATTAATAATATTCGCCATATAAGGACTTAAAAATTATTTTCTTAAGTATTATATATAGAATGAATGCCGTTTGTGGTTATGATTTTAGATACACAGCGGGTGACTATACACCCGAACAAATCACAGAGTTCCTGTCGGGCATAGCAAAGAAATTTTGCTTCCAAAAAGAGTGTGGAGACACAGGATACATACATTATCAAGGGAGACTATCCCTAATTAAAAAACGTAGGAAAATGGAGGCTTTGAAGTTATTCAAAGTTGCACCGCAATATTTTGAACCCACGACGAACCCAGAGTTCGCAAGTGGTGACAGTTTTTATCAGCTCAAAGAGGACACCCGCATAGACGGACCCTGGAAAGATACTGATATACAGAGGGTGCTAACGCATCAGCTGTCAATATTCAATAAGTTTACTTTATACCCATACCAAGAAGCGCTTTTAAAAAAAGCAAGCGAGTTTTGTATGAGGACAATTGATTTGGTTTATGACCCGAATGGGAACATAGGTAAATCTATTTTTAGTGAGTATCTGGAATACTCGGGTATTGCCGAGGAGATACCACCCTATCGTCTTATGGACGATATATTCTCTTGGGTTGCGTCAAGACCAATTAAGAGGTGTTATTTGATTGATATGCCGAGAGGTATGAAAAAAGACAAACTAGGAGATTTTTACTCCGGTGTGGAAGTTATTAAAAATGGTGTAGCATATGACAAGCGTTATGCTGCCAAGAAAATACGGTTTGATAGACCGCGTATTTTTGTCTTCACAAATGGTCTCCCAGAATTTTCTTTAATGAGTAAAGATAGATGGAACGTCTGGACGGTCAACGAAGATATGGAATTAGTGAAATATACTATTTAGGAAAAATGACTTAAAAATAAAATCTTTAGCTATATTATAATGGCTATAAAAAGATATGCTAGGAAAGCTGCCAAAAAAGTTGGACGCGTTGTTAAAAAGCGTTACTTTAAGGGTAAGGGTTACGGTAGACCTAATTTATCTACTATGGTGCGGGATGTAGCAAGAATTAAACGTGCTCTTAATGTAGAAAAGAAAAATATTGAGTTTATTGAACAGCAAGATATTGCGATAGGTCAATATAGTGGAGCAAGTGATACAGGACAAAATGTAACTGATTTGACACCTGTCATAGCACAAGGTGTTGGGTATAATCAACGATGTGGTAATTCAGTAAAGATAGTCTCATGTATGATTAAGGGACAAATTAAACAGCAGAGTGCTACACGACACCCTATGCGTGTAAAATTATGTTTGTATAAAGTTGTTGGTACACCTATACCTACCGCTACTATTTTGTCTGGTGGTCAAATATTACAAGTTAATCCTTTAACTGGCTGCACCGATTATAATAGTGATAGAAATGTAAATTATTTTAAAGAATTTAAGTTGCTCCAAACAAAATATGTTTATTTACAACCAGACCCTACATCTGGGGAGATAATGATAAACAATTTTAAATTTTTATTGAAGATGAACCATCATCTCAAATGGAATAATGATACTACAACTCTTACAGACGGACAATTAGTTTTACATACTGTTTGTGATAGTGGAAATTCAAATTTAACTGTTGCTGGGACTGGTACAAATGTCCCTGTACTTGCTGTTAGTACTGGTGCTATTTTACAAATGTATTCAAAGTTTTATTATGTAGACAATTAGACTGAAATAAAAATACGAAGTTAACCGGTCCGCCGGAAGGCATAGACCTTCAAACGAGGGTCTTGGGGTGGCGGGTGAGAGCACCCCTTCGCGGGTGCTCTTACCATACGCCGGGTTATACCCCCTGTTAATGAAGGTTTGTAAGAATGTCTACTTTTTGTGCCAGTTGTGCCAGAAAGTTAAATATATATATATATTAAGGAATATTATTAATTGCTGTTTTTCCAGAACGCAGTTCGCCAATTAATAATATTCGCCATATAAGGACTTAAAAATTATTTTCTTAAGTATTATATATAGAATGAATGCCGTTTGTGGTTATGATTTTAGATACACAGCGGGTGA